GGCAGTATTTGTATCCAATATTGTAATAGAGCAGGGTTTTGATTTTGAGACCACATTTCAACTGGAAGATACTACGACTGGGAATCTTTTTAATTTAAACGGATATTCTGTCGAGAGTCAGATTAGAAAAACTTATACCAGTTCATCTTCAGTATCTTTTGCATCAACAATATTAACCCCTGTAAATGAGGGTAGAGTTACAATATCATTGGGTTCTACTGAAACTTCTAGTCTAAAATCTGGAAGATACGTTTATGATGTAAAAATTACAAGTCAATCGGGAGTAGTTTCTAAAGCTATAGAAGGTTCTGCATTGGTAAGAGCAGGAGTAACTAGGTAATGGCTACCATAAGAGCTAAGGTTGCGCCCCAAAATACAATAAAAACTCGTGTTGGACAGCAAAATGCCGTTAAGGTATTAACAAACGCTACCGCTCCACCATCTAAGTTAATTAACTTAGATGATGTTAATCCAGACTTCAGAACTATTGATGGGATGATCCTTGTATGGGATCTTCCATCACAATCTTTTATAATGACCAGTGTTATTGACTCTTCATCAACTACAATTGAAGGTATTGTATATTTTCAAAATGAAACTGACTCATCTCTTCCAACAAATGGCGCATTAGTTGTTAGTGGTGGAGTTGGGATTGCAAAAAATTTAAACGTTGGTCTTGGATTAAATGTAACTGGATTATCTACATTTAGTTCGAATGTTGATATCAATTCTTCTGTTGATATTTTAAATAATTTAAACGTAATTGGACTTTCTTCTTTTGCTGGTGTAAATATCTCCAGTGATACAAATATTACTAGTGATGTAAATATTACTGGTACATTAGGTGTTGATGGACTTATAACAGTAACCGATGGTTTATATTATGAAACTTCTGATATAAATCTACCTAATGGTATGGCATATTTTGATAATACAGGAAAGTTAGTTACATCCCCACAAAGTGATGATTCCATAGATACAAGTAACTATATATTAACAACTCAAACTTCAAATAAACTTCCAGTCTGGACTACAACTATTGACGGAGGATCATACTAATGGCTAAGCCATCAACTAGGCAAGGATTAATAGATTATTGCCTTCGCAGATTAGGTGCTCCTGTATTAGAAATTAATGTTGACGATGAGCAAATAGACGATCTGGTTGATGATGCACTTCAGTATTTCAACGAACGTCATTATGATGGTGTTGAAAAAATGTATCTGAAATACAAGATAACCGATGATGATGTTGCTAGAGGTCGTGCATCAGGAACTAATGGTGTTGGTATTGTAACCACTACAGCAACTTCTACCGGAATTGCTTCAACTACATTTAATTTTTATGAGACATCCAATTTCATACAAGTTCCAGATTCTGTAATAGGTATAGAGAGAATATTTAAATTTGATACAAGCTCTATTTCTGGCGGAATGTTTAGTATCAAATATCAACTATTTTTAAATGATTTATATTATTTTAACTCGGTAGAACTTTTACAATATGCAATGGTAAAATCTTACTTAGAAGATATAGATTTTCTATTAACAACAGATAAGCAAGTAAGATTTAATAAAAGACAAGATAGATTATATTTGGATATTGATTGGGGATCACAGTCCGCTAATGATTTTATAGTAATAGAATGTTATAGGGCACTTGATCCCGCATCATTTACCCAGATTTATAATGATAGTTTTGTTAAAAAATATTTGACATCTCTTATAAAAAGACAATGGGGTCAGAATCTTATTAAATTTAATGGAGTTAAACTTCCTGGAGGAATAGAACTCAATGGAAGACAAATTTATGAAGATGCTGAAAGAGAACTTGAGGATATTAAGCAGAGAATGGCATCAGAATATGAATTACCACCGTTGGATATGATTGGATAATTATGGCACTTAATCCGTTTTTCCTGCAAGGTTCTTCTAGAGAACAATTTTTAGTTCAAGATTTGATTAATGAGCAATTAAAAATATATGGGATTGATGTATATTACCTTCCCAGAAAATTTCTAAAAACAGATGACATTCTTGGGGAGGTGGAGTCTTCTAAATTTGATGATAATTTTATTATTGAAGCATATTTGGATAATTATGAAGGATATGCACCGGGAAGTGATTTGATGACTAAGTTTGGATTGAGATTAAAAAATGAAATTAATCTTATAATTTCACGAGAAAGATATGAAGAATTTATAAGTCCATTTTTATCTGGTATACAAGAGGGAATTGATGATGGATCAAATACTGATTATGATATAAAATTATTGAATCGTCCAAGAGAAGGAGATTTGATTTATTTTCCTCTTGGCGAAAGACTTTTTGAAATAAAAAGGGTAGAAGCAGAAAAACCATTTTATCAGTTAGGAAAGACATATGTCTATGAATTATTATGCGAACTTTATGAATATGAAAATGAAGATATTGATACATCTATAGAAGAAATTGATAATACTGTTCAAGATGAGGGTTATATTACTACTTTAATCTTAGAACCTGTTGGGACTTCGGCAACTGCTACGGCAACTGTTGGTGGGGTAGGAATGATTGGTGAAATTATTTTAACTAATGATGGATATAATTACACGTCTACACCAACCGTCACTATTTCTCCATCACCATCAGGAAATCCTGCAAATAATGCAACTGCAGTAGCAATTACAACTTCTGTTGGTGGTGTTAGATCTGTTGATTCAATAAGAATAACAAATGCTGGTTTTGGATATAATTCTTCAAATCCTCCGACAGTTACTATTACTGGAGGAAATGGTGTAGGAGCAGCAGCAACTGCTACTGTTGTTGATAATGGAATTAGATTCCTTACAGTATCTAATGCAGGATCTGGTTATTATTCGGAACCAATAGTAACTATTGGTGGACCTTCTGTTGGTCTAACCGCAACTGCGAAAGCAATTCTAAGTGGTTCTGGAACTATTTCTGCTTTACAACTTACAAATACTGGATATGGATATACAGAAGCACCATCTGTTACAATAACAGGAGTATCTACAACTGGAATAGGAACTTATATTATAACCGAAACAATTACAGGATCTTTGTCTGGAACAACTGCTAAAATTAGAAATATAAATCTTAGAACTGATATTGATTTTGCTAATCCACCCATTGAACTTTATGTTGCGGTTAATAATGGACAATTCTCTGCAGGAGAAGTAATTACAGGATCGGAATCTTTAGCAACATATATACTTAAATCATATGATAATAATAGTTATGAAGAATCGTATGATAGAAATGAAGAGTTTGAAACTGAAGCAGATAATATATTAGATTTTACAGAAACTAATCCCTTTGGAGAATACTAATGCTAGGAACATATTTTTATCACGAAATTATAAGAAAAACTATTGTTGGTTTTGGAACTCTTTTCAACAATATTTACATTAGACACGAAGATAAAAATAATAATGTAGTTGATGAAACTAAGGTTGGTCTTTCATATGGACCAATGCAAAAGTTTCTTGCAAAGATACAGCAGCAAGAGGATTTGAAAAAACCAATTGCCATTACTCTTCCAAGAATGTCATTTGAAATGGTTTCATTACAATATGATCCTACTAGAAAAACCAGTATAACACAAACTTTTAGAGCATGTGATGATAGTGGTAATATTAAAAAAGTTTATATGCCAGTTCCTTATAATATTGGATTTGAACTGAGTATTTACTCTAAACTTAGTGATGATGCCTTACAAATAGTAGAGCAAATTTTGCCGTTTTTCCAACCTTCATTTAATCTAACAGTAGATTTAGTAGATTCTATTGGGGAAAAGAAAGATGTTCCTATTATTCTAGATAGCATCGATATGCAAGATGATTATGAGGGAGATTTCACTGTAAGGAGAGCATTGATTTACACTTTAAGATTTACCGCCAAAACTTACTTGTTTGGACCTGTTGCAGAATCTACAGAAGGTCTTATCCGCAAGGTTCAGGTAGATCTTTATGCAAATACTGACATTCAAAATGCTAAGCGCGAAATGAGATATACGGTTACACCAGATCCTATTGACGCGGATCCTGGTGATGATTTTGGATTTAGTGAAGATTGGGAAATCTTTACAGATTCTAAATCTTATAGTCCTACTCAACAAAAAGATATTTAATAAATTATGAGTGATAATTATGATTCCATCGACAAAGCTCTCAATACAGAGAGTCATATTGTAGAATCTAAAAAAGTTTCTGCAGAAATAGACACTGTAAAACCAAAAGGTCCAGATATTGAAAAGGACTATGAGTATACTCGTGCAAATTTATATTCATTGATTG